TCGACAATCCAGATCGAGTGCGCGGGGGTAATTATGCTCATGTGATTATCAATGAGGCGGCGATGATTGCCAACCTGCAAGACACCTGGGATATGGTTATCCGCCCGATGCTGGCTGATCTGCGTGGGAGCGCAGATTTTTACTCGACACCCAAAGGTCTCAATGATTTTCACCGGCTCTGGGGTCAGGCGGGTGACAATCCGGATTGGGTACGTTTTCACAAGACCACCTACGATAATCCGTTCATCGCTCGCTTGGAAATTGACTCCATGAAAGCCAGCCTGCCAGAGCGGGTGTTTCAGCAGGAAATTCTCGCTGCATTTTTGGAGGACGGCGCTTATTTCCAAAATGTATCTGCAGCGTGTTCGATCTCGAAGCCCGATCAGCCGGGCAATCATAGGGGTCATTATCTCGTTGCCGGCGTGGATTGGGCGATCAGTGAGGATTACACGGCGATTACGATTGCTTGCCGGGATTGCAACCAGGTGGTTGACTGGGATCGGTTCAACCGGATCGATTACACCTATCAACGCGAGCGATTGTTGGCGATTACCGACCGATGGCAAGCGTCCATATTGGCGGAGCGCAACTCAATCGGTGTGCCGAACCTTGAATTGTTGCACGGGCGGGCTCATATTCTGACTGGTTCTGATGGTATTCCTGGTTTCCTGACTACTGCAACCACCAAACCCCAGCTCATTCAGGATTTGGCCACGGCTCTCTATCATCACGGGCTCAGAGTACCAGTTGAATATGCCGACGAGCTTAGCGCATACCAGGTCGAGTTATCGAGTACCGGGCATCAAAAATTTGAAGCGCCGTCGGGAATGCACGATGACCGAGTAATCAGCCTGGCCCTGGCCTGGCGCGGGATTAGTCGGGCTGACCGCTACGGAGGCATACACCTATGAAATTCCGCGATCGGGCACAATTGGCCTGGCGAGTACTCAGTGGGCGTGGAGAGAAAACCGTTGCAACCCTTGTCGAAACGTGGAGGGAAAGTAGCCCTTCCTACAGCGAGACCAAATTCGAAACGCTGGTCAAAGAGGGCTATCGCAAAAATGAGCTGATCTATGCTTGCATCTCCAAGAAGGCGAACACCGCCGCACAAGTGGCTCTGCGTGTGACAGATGCAGATGGAGAGCCAATTCAAGACCATCCGCTTACAAGCCTGTTGCAACGACCCAATAGTATGATGACCGAGTATGACTTGTGGTCATCGATCATACTGTACCAGGATTTGGCCGGGCGGGCAGCGTTTGAGAAGGTGCGCAGCAAGTCGGGTCAAGTTGTTGAATTATGGCCACTCCGCCCAGATTGGCTGCTGCCTATCCCGTCGAGAAAGGATATCATAGCCTATTATCAATATACCCCGCCTGGTATGCCGCCGGTGAATCTTAAAAAGCAAGATGTTTTGGACTTCAAGCTCTACGACCCTCTCAATCTATATCATGCCTATCCCCCGGTGGCAATTGCCGGGCGCGTGGGCGATGTAGATAATTCAGAGACCGATTACCTCAAACTTTTCTTCGAGAAAGGCGGCGTTCCGCCAGGTATTCTGACGAGCAAGCAAAAACTGGTCGATCTACAGGTAGAGGATATCCGGCGCAGGTGGCGGGAACGATACGGCGGATACTCCAAGTGGCTGGAGCCCGCCATTCTCGATAGCGATGCGAGCTATCAACGCACCGGTCTGACATTCGATGAGATGGGCTTCGAAGGGCTGGACAGCCGCAATGAGGCGCGGATTTGTATGGTGCTGCGAGTGCCGCCAATCCTCATCGGCGCGAGGGTCGGTCTGGATCGGGCGACCTACGCAAATTACAAAGAGGCTCGGCTCGCTTGGTGGCAGGATGATCTCATCCCATATTACGCTGATCTCCTTGACACCCTGCAAAACGATTTGCTGCCTGAATTTGGCGGAGATGTATTCTTACATTGGGATTTTTCCCGCGTACCGGCTATTCAGGAACACCTCAATAGCGTGCGCGAGCAGACCAGGCAGGACGCATTAGCCGGGCTGATTACGGTCAATGAGTTTCGTGTGTCAGTCGGGTTGCCGGAGGACGAAAATTCGGATATCTTCCTGCGAGACCCAATGAGATTAGAGATCGAGGAGAGCAAGTCTCACTACCCCGCCGGTCTTGTGGCAAAGAAACGTGATCCGGGAGAGGCGGCCAGGCTCAGGCACGAGCGGATCATCCGCAACGCAATGATTGGCTATTTCGATGCCCAAAAACAGCGCATCGCCCGCGAGGTGGGCAAAAATGGAAGATAGAGCGGTCTATCAGGTCAAGCAGCTGGACGTCCAATTTTGGGAGAGCGAGGAAGACGAGCTCTACCAATTGCTCCGACCGCTATTGACAGATACGGCTCTTGCTGGGGCTCGATTGGCCTTGGACGGCCTGCTCGAGATTGGCGTGGGCGTCGATTGGGCGCTGGTCAATCAGGCGGTCGTTGATTGGGCGAAACATTATAGTTATGGTCTGGTGCGCGGCATCACCGAAACTACCCGGTCATTCCTCCAGGACGAGGTATCCACATGGCTGACGAGTGGCGAGCCATTGCAAACACTAATTGACGCCATCGAGCCGATGTTTGGCGTTGTGCGTTCCGAGATGATTGCGGTGACAGAGGTTACCCGGTCATATGCGCAAGGTAACATGGAGACCTGGAGGGAGAGCGGGGTAGTCGATAGCAAGAGATGGTTCACGGCGGAGGATGAGCTGGTATGCCCGATTTGCGGCGCATTGGCAGGCGAGGTGGCTGACCTGGAGAGTGGCCAATTCGATATCGGAGATGGCGAGTATGTAGACGGGCCGCCGGCGCATGTCAATTGTCGCTGCACGCTGCAGCCAGTCCTGGAGACCACCAATGCAGGTTGAAATTCTTGGCTTAGATGCTCTGATGCGCAAGTTTGGCTCTGCGAAAGTGAGCGAGACCATTCACCAGGCCACGCTTAAGTCGGTGCTATATGTCCACTCCCAAATTCCGGCGTATCCCCCGCCCCCGCTGCCGGGCTCGTTCGAGTTTGTCTCGGACAAGCAACGCCGCTATGTCATGTGGGCAATTAAGGCGGGGACAATCCAAGTGCCGTATAGGCGGCGTCACTCAGGCGGCATTGGCGGGAGCATCACTACCAAGGTCTCTACTCTGGGGCGAGACATGGTCGGCACGATTGGTACTAACATGGTCTACGCGCCGTGGGTAATTTCCGACCGGGCGATTGGCGACCGCGGACCCCAAGCGCGTATCCATCAGGGGCGCTGGTGGACGCTGCAGGGCGTATTCAAGGCGGCCCAAAATTCAATCGTTGAAATTTACAGGCAAGCAATCCGGTCAATGATCCGGGGAGGATAGCGAGGATAGCATGGAATATAAGGCGATGCAATCATTTGTCAAGCAAATTGAGGGGCGCGATGTCACCGGATACGTGGCTATTTTGGGCAATGTTGACGACGGCGGCGATATTACATGGCGCGGCGCGTTCCGAAAAACTATTGGCGAGGGTGCAAAACGAGTGCGTCACCTCTGGCAACACGACGCCAGCCTGCCGCCAATCGCCAAAATCAAGCGACTAGAAGAGGTTGGCGCGGGCAAGCTGCCTGGCGAGCTAGTGCAAAGTGCCAGCGGCATCACCGGAGCACTGGAGATTACCCGATCGTATCTAAATACGCCACGCGCCGATGAAATTCTGGCGGGCATTCAGGCTGGGGCAATTACCGAGATGTCCTATGCCTACGACCCGATCAAATTCGACTTTGCGGAGATTAATCACCCCGACCTTGGCAAGATCATGGTGCGCAACCTGCGAGAGGTCAGACTGTGGGATACATCCGATGTCAACTGGGGGATGAACCCGGCAACGATAGCCAGCAAGGCGGCTATTCCATATCGCGACACAGGCAAGGCGCCGGAAGATGAGGATTGGAGTGCGCCAAATTTGGGCGATTTTACGGACGACAATTGGGATGATTTGAGCACTGGCGAAAAACGGCGCATTGCCGCGCATTATGCGTTTACGGTCAACGACCCGCCAGAGAGTTTTGGCGATTTGAAACTACCGCATCATAGAGCGGCAATGTCTGGGGTTGGGCCGGCGGTCTGGCGTGGTGTGGCTGCGGCGATGGGCGCCCTGCTCGGAGCACGCGGCGGGGTGGATATCCCCAGTGGAGATCGTGAGGCGGTATATCGCCATCTATCTCGCCATTATGCGGATTTTGATAAAGAGCCGCCAGACCTTAAGATGATACAATTGGCTTATGCGATCAGGGATGTGAAAGAGGGCCGCGTGCTCTCCAGCCGCAACCTCGATCGATTGAAGCAGGCATTGGAGACGCTGAACGAGATACTATTAGCAGCCGAGCCGCTTGACGACGACGAAAAGGTCAAGGCACTCACTGAGAATGTCTTAGCACGTCTAGCAATAGCCGAACGTGACCCGATACTATTTGAAGTGAGGTGATACTATGTTGGATATAGCTAAGCTGCGACAGGATTATGCAGCTAAGATTGCAGAGGCAAAGGCGCTTGCATCTGGGGAGATGAGCGCCGAGACCTCGCAGAAGATTAACGCATTGCTTGGCCATGCAGACGAGATCAAATCCCAGATCGTTTTGGCCGGGCGGCTCGCTGATAGCGATGCCTACGCCAACCAGCCCATGCCCCAGACCGCTTTTGGTGGTTTCCGCGAAGCGGGACCGAACGAAGGTGACCCTGATGTAGATGTCAAGGCGTGGCGCTCCTTCAAGATTAGTACTCCCTTTGGCGAGCGCGAATACCGTTACCATGTTCCGCTCGCGGTGCAAAAACGCGGGTACGACGCCGCGTTCGAAGCATACATCCGTCATGGCAAGGACGCAGTTGGGCCTCAGGATCGGAAAGCCCTGTCAGAGGCGACCGATAGCGCAGGCGGCTATCTAGTTCCGGCGGATTATCAAGAGAACCTGATCAAGAAGTTGGCTACGATGGCGACTGTACGCCAGTATGCGCGTGTCATCCAGACCAGTCGGGATATTGTCCCCTGGCCACGGATCAAGTATACGACGAACAACGAATATACCTCAGGTGTGCGCTTGACCTGGACGGGGGAGACCCCGTCGAGTGCGACCGTCCATCGAGTGACGGATCAGGTATATGGCCTGTTCTCCATCCCGATCAACACCGCGATGGCGTCACAGCTAGTGAGCATGGATTTGATCGAGGACGCCGCCTTCGACGTGCTTGGCATCTCGTCCGAGCTCATGGCGGAGGCCTTCGCCCTGGGCGAGGACGCCGCCTTCTGGACAGGCAGCGGCGCTGGCCAGCCACGCGGCATCATCACCGATGCAAGCGATACGGCTAATTTCGATGCGGCAATTACGACCGTTGCAACCGCCGACACCATCGCAGAGGGCGAGATCATCGACGTGTGCTATGGGCTGCCCGCGCAGTATGAGCGTCTCGCGCGCTGGTACTGGACGAAGGCGACCGAAAAAGTCGTGCGGAAATTGGCTGACACGAACGGGCAATATCTCTGGCCTGTGATCAACCAGGTTGGCGGCTACGGGCCAGCAGGGCCGGAGTTATTGGGGTTCCCGGTCACGCGCGATGAGTTCGTCAACGACATCAGCGATGCAACAACGACAACTACCTATCCCGTTGTATTTGGCGACTTGACCGGCTATATCATTGCAGATCGAGTTGGCCTATCGTTGCAACGCAACGACAGTCTGTACTCAGAGACTAATAATGTGCTCCTACTGGCGCGCAAGCGCGTGGGCGGCCAATTGGCTGAGGCGTACAAGCTGTCACTGCTCAAGTCGGTGCATAGCACGTAGGAGAGTGTATGATGTTTGACCCAATTAAGATTGTTCAAGTCCGCATTTCAAGCGCCGCGCTAGTCGACAGTGACGCTACTGCGCCGGCATCTAACGAGGTTGACCTGGCGCCTTACGCGGTGGTAGGCAAGCGCAGCATTGTAGCCGTGTGGGCGCCGATCATCCTCGGCACGGATACCGATGAGACCTACGACAACGAGATCCAAGAAAGCGACACTACCGCCTCCTCGGATTTTGCGACCATCTCTGGGGCTAACTTCACCCAGGTTACCCCTGAGACCGACGCGGCGTTCCAGTCGCTGACCCTGGTTGCGACCAAGCGATACGTGCGTTCCCTGTTGACCCTGGGCGGAACAACTGCATCTATTCGTGATGCGACTGCTCTGGTAGTGATGGGGCGCTTCGACACCTAATCCATCCATCCCTTGTATCCTGGGAGGCGGCCATCCTCCGCCTCCCAGGAAGGGAGAGACATGTCAAAGAAGACCGTTGCTATTGTAGGAAGCCATCCGAAAACAAAACTAGATGCTCCGTATGACAGGAAATATGTAGACATCTGGGTTTTCAACGAGGAAGCGCGCCAGCCGTGGGTAAAACGATGTGCGGGCGTGTTCCAAATGCACGCCCCGGCGGTCTGGAAAAATCCCTACAACCTGAACGATGCCAAACATTACGAATGGCTGCAGGAAGACCATCCGTACCCAGTCTATATGATGGACGTATATCCCGATGTTCCGGCGTCGGTCAAATATCCACTTGACGAGATATGCCGGGAATTATTGCCTGGCCTTCAACGCGGCCGTCAAAATGGACAGTCCATTCGGTATTTCACGAGCTCGGTGGCCTATGCGATTGCTCTGGCCATCTACCGGGGATACGAGCGGATCGAGATATACGGTGTCGAGATGGAGACGAACACCGAATACGCCTATCAACGCGAGGGCGTGACATTTTGGCTCGGCGTTGCGGTCGGACGCGGCATCGAGGTAGTCCTGCATGAAGACAGCGGGCTAATGGTTGGGTTGCTATATGGCTATGATGGAGATGTTGAGCTTCGCGAGGGAGAATTTGTCCATCGGGTCACAATCCTCGAACCGCTGAGGGATCGGGCACAACAGGCATTCGACAAGATCAATCGCGAACAGGCAAAGGTACTCCGGCGTATTGCGAAGTCCAATAATGGCAAGATCGAAACGCTAACCAAACAGTATTTTGCGACCATTGCTAAGCAAGCGCAGGCGGCAATCGACCTGGGGGCGCTATCCGGTGCTATCGAGGAGAACCAGCGCTATCTGAAAAAGGCGCGGGCAATGGTCGATGCAAGTGGCGGCGAGAAGCATATCTTCGCCCGGCAAGAATTCGAACGCATGGCGGCGCATGCCCAAGATCAGGTCAACGTCTCGCAAGCGAAAATGCAGAATATCGCCGGGCAGGCTATCGTGCTGTGGAAGGCCTCTCAATCGAGCAACGAGACCGGTGATATCGAGCAAGCGACCCTGGAAATTGAAAAATATGCCCTGGCGCATCAGGAATATATACGCAACGCATACGACCACGGGCGAATGATCGGTATTTTCCGTGAGAACCTGGAGTTGCTCGAAAAATATGATCAGCTAATCCGCGCGCTTGGCGGCGAGAAAGCAAAAACGATGGTGATGGAGGCAATCGGTGAGGGTGGGTCAGAACCCGTTGCGCTATAAGCCGGCCGTGAAATTTCCGCCAGTCATCGGCACGGTAGTTACTCATTTACCGAGCCAGGACGGCTATCACAGAGAGCGGCTCGAGATAATCAAGACTTGCTTGAACTCAATGCGCGGCAACGCGGGGCGTTATCTGCCAATCCTGGTCTGGGATAATGGGAGTTGCACCGCGCTTCTGGATTGGCTGACGACCGAATATCTCCCCGACTGGCTGGTAATCTCGCAAAACGTCGGCAAAAACAGCGCCAGGACGTCTATCCTGAGGATGTTTCCCTTCGAGACAGTGGTCTGCATGTCGGATGACGATATCTACTACTATCCCGATTGGCTCAATCCACAGATCGACCTGCTCGAGACCTTCCCGGATGTGGGAGCGGTGACCGGTTACCCGGTGAGATCGTCATTCAATTGGGGCAACAAGTCGACGTTGGCTTGGGCGGAGGCGCACGCCAAAGTGTCATATGGTCGTTTTATTCCCGACGAGTGGGAAGCCGATTTTTGCCGGTCGGTAGGACGTAGCCTCTCGAAGCATGGCGAGGTAGTTGGCAATACGCAAGATGCAATTATTGATTATCGTGGCTATCGAGCTTACGCGACATCTCATCATTGCCAGTTTATCGCCCAGGCAGGGCGGCTTGAGGGGATACTCGACTGGAACGGGGTATCCGTCGGTGATGAAACGAATTTCGACATGACCATAGACGAGTTGGGCTATTTGCGATTGGCAACTCTGGACAGGCTAACCCGTCATATGGGCAACCACCTGGACGAGCGACTAAAACAGGATATCGAGGTGATGTATGGCTGACAATATAACTATTACGAGCGGAGCTAATTCCACTCCTCCTGCTAATACTGTCATTGCTGCGGACGACGTATCCGGAGTGATGTACCCAGTCTCCAAGATTGCCCTGGGCGCTGATGGGGCTGCGGATAATCTCGTTGATAGCGGCCAGCAAGCGATGGCGGCATCTGTTCCGGTCGTCATTGCATCGGATCAATCTGCCGTTCCCATTTCTGCGGCATCACTTCCGTTGCCGACGGGCGCGGCAACTCAGACTACCCTGGCATCGCTCCTGACAGAACTACAGGCCAAGGCTGATCTGACCGAGACGCAGCCAGTCAGTTTCTCGGCCAGCGAGAATCACATCGGAGAGGTGGGCGGCAATGACGATATTGTCGATATTACCCTCAGCCTGGATACCAGTGCGTATACGCTCAATGATGTACTAGCAGCCACGCAAGAGGTCGCCAGTGCAATGAGGGTAAATGCTGGGAAGGGATTACTGCATAGTATTACCCTCAATGACAAGGATGACCAGGGCGCGGCACTCGACCTGGTATTCCTGCGCACAAATGTTTCGATTGGATCGGAAAACGCTGCACCGAGCATCTCGGATAGCGACGCCGACGAGGTGCTCGGAATTATAAGCGTTTCTGGCAACGATTGGGTTGACCTTGGCGGATGTCGGATTGCAACCAAGGCAGCAGTTGGCCTCATGCTTGAGGCTGGCGCGGCGTCGACTAGTATCTACATCGCGGCAATCACGCGCGGTACGCCGACGCATACCGCCAGTGGGATCACGCTCAAATTAGGTATATTGCGGAGCTAATCAATGCCAAGTGTGACTCTATACCCGGCGGAAGATGGTTATATCTTTGCGCAGTATCCGAACAACAACTACGGCGTTTCGAATACGTTGAGAGCGGGAAGGTCTTCCACAAATTACATTAATCGGGCATTGATACGGTTCGATTATTCGTCTATTCCCGCCGGTGCAATCATTGTCTACGCAAAGTTGACCATCTATATCAATTCGGAGGTGGCCGCAAATGATTTTACGTTCGGGGTACACCGCGCCCTGACACAATGGTTTGGCGGAGTTAAGGACGATGCGCCGCCTGATCCCGGCCAAGATGCATCGACCTGGAATTACCGCAATACAAACGGGTCTGTCGCCTGGGCTGGCGGCGCCGGCGGCGCGGCTGGGTCGGATTGGGTGTCTACATCCGAGATGGACGGATTAATCCGTACCACTGGCGTTTACCGGACATTCGATCTGACACCCAGCGTCAAAGGACAGTTTGAGGGGACCTACAATAATTACGGATTTTGGGTTGTAAACACTACCGAGACCTCAGGATCAAATTCCACTAAGACGTTTCGGTCGGTCGAGTACACGACGGTCAATCAACGTCCAACTCTCACCGTCAAATATATAATTCCAGATGGCGATGTGAGTTGTGACTTCTCGATCGAGCACCAGATCTGGGAGAACTGGGAGGCACATCTACAGAGCCATGCCATCACTACCCCATTCACTGGGTCATATCTGGGCTATTCGGTCGAGTATTCGTTTCCCCTCTATGCTGACCTGCTCAATGATTATCTTGCTGATCTCAATATTGGACGTTGCAACATGAGCATCTATTGGCACTCCGAGCATACGACAGATTGGTACGATCAATTTGTCACCGGGGCAATCTCGGAGTCTGCGTACAACGCATCGGCTAATGATATTGTTCAGGACAACGCCGACCCGAATGTACGCAATGACGCGGGGTATATCTGGAGCGGTCTTGATGCGTGGATTGCTACACATGTTGTGCCGCGCCGCGAGAGAATGGCACGGGCGGGAATACACCTGAAATTCTGCTTCTCCGCTCACAGTGGTGCGACAGCCGGCAGCGGGTATTACTTTTTCGATGACCCAGCCGAGTGGGCCGAGTGGATACTGGCTATCTACGACCATATGCAATCGACATTCGGGTTCACTCCCGACGCAATCTATTTCAACGAGCCCCCGAACACTGCAATAGGAGAGACTATCGCAGAGGTTGGAGCTGGCGCGTTGGCAATGCAACAACGCTTGACAGCCGCGGGATATTCGGTCAAATTCCTGTTGCCGGCGTGTATTAGTCCAAGTATCTCTGTGACCAACTGGGATTTGTTGCGCACCCAACTTGGTGATACGTGGTGCAGTACCTATGTGCTCAACATTGCGTATCACCTCTACTCCGGAGGAACTACGCAGGTCAAGCAGATACGCACCCTATCACGAGAGGCGTTAGAGTTGAGTGTACAAACGGCAATGACCGAGTACATTACAGCAGATGCCGCGGAACTGTACCAGGATATCGTAGTGGGTGGGGTCTCCACCTGGCAACAATACGTGTGTGCATGGACTCCTCCGGATAACGGAGCTAATTATTTCCTCGTGGATTTGACCGACCCCGACAACCCAGTACTGACGTACGGGGTGAGGACACGCCGCCTCCGCCAGTATATGCACTATATCTATCCCAATGCTCAGCGGATTGGCTGCGCTTCCAGTCACGCTAATCTGTTTCCGGTTGCGTTCCACAATCCCGACGGGCGGCTCGCAGTGGTGATCTACGCCGATGCGGCGGTATCGGATTTTGTTGTTTCCGGGTTGAGCGACGGCAACTACATGATTGAGTATTCGACCGGGAGCGCGCCAGTGCAGCTAGCAACACAGGCTACGAGACTCGGACGCATCACAACGTCTATCCCGGCTGCAGGAGTAATCACATTGTACGAGGATTTGCCGCGCAAATACACGCCGGCTCTCAGCGGCGGGCGAATGAGGCCAATCTAATGGGCGGAGCATTCATCCTCCTGTTTTGTTGTGCCGGTCAAACAATATCTGCGACCGCAACGGTCAACTTGACTCTGTATCCTCTGTCTCTGTCTCTCACCCTGGAGGACCTACCATGACTGTCGTCAACCGCGAGGTAAAAGAAAGCCCGTTTGGCCAGGGCAAGGACGAGAGCAAGGCTTATGCGCTGACCACAACTCCCTGGGGATCATCGCCCACGTCGGTTACGGTCAAAATCTACAATTCGGCGGGAACGGATATGTCCAGCACAAATCTAAGCGGCTCTGTCAGTGTAAGTGGCGATGTGATCACAACTCCACTGGTCACGGCACTTACCGCCGGAGAACGTTATCGGCTCGAATTTAAGTTCACCTGCTCCAGCAATATTTTCGAGGCCTATGTCTATGTTATCGGAGAGGACTAATGGCTGATTACTGTACTATGCAAGACGTCAAGGACGTTATGCCCGACCTGGACATAGACACTACCTATGATTATCTCATCCGGGCACTGATAACCAGAGCCAGCCGGGCAATTGACGGATATCTCAAGCGCGAGCCAAATACCTTTTACAGTGACACCGACACGACCCGCTATTTTGACGGCTCTGGCTGCCGGGAGCAGTGGATTGGCGAGTATGTCTCGATTACATCCGTCAGCGTGAGTGAGGCGGGGGGGATAAGCTCGTCTGATTACACCGCTTGGGCCGCGACTGACTATATGACATGGCCGTACAATGCAAGCCAGGAAGGCATGCCGATTATGCGGCTCGATGTCGACCAGCTCAATGGCACGAAGGCCATCTGGTATAAATATCCCAAGTCGATCAAGATAGTTGGAAAGCCGGGATTTTCGGCCACTCCGCCGGAGGAGATTAAACAGGCCTGCATAATCCAGGTAATCCGATGGTGGAAGCGCGGGCAGCAGGCATACCAGGACACTGGCGCAATTATCGAGCTCAGCAAGTTGCATTATACCCAGCGGATTGACCCTGATGTTGCCCAACTGCTCGACACGCCGAAATTCCAGCGGGTGACCATATGACAACGCGCACGATGCACGAAATTTCCCAGCTTCTCGGCGCTAAATTTGTCGACCTGATCAGCATTATCCCGGATGAGTTCTACTACACATCCCCTGACGACCGCGATCGTACATGGATGGAGATATTGCGAGCAATCAATCGCGGGGAGCGCGATCCGGAACAATTGGCTCGTAAATACGCTTCTTGGGTTGGAGAGGTAGTAGTGCACAATGACGATTGAGGCGGCAATCACTAATTTGCAAGGCAAGTGGATGAGTTTGGCGGGCATTAAGTCTGCGCCGAATGTACCGCCTGAGGGAGTGGGCGCTTTCCCGTTCGCGGTCAGTTACGAGCGGTCGGGAACGTTCGATATACAATCGGCCGGGTTTGGCTTTGACTTGGCTACAATCTACTCTGAGTTGCATGTCTCCCGCCAACTGTTGCCCGTGTCCATCACGACTGCGACGAATTTTCGGGATAATTTTCTCAAATTGCTGATCGGTGATCCGACCCTTAGCGAATCGGTATCCAATGTGCGCCAGATACGGCGCACATTCGGCCGGCTCGAATGGGGCGGGATAGAAACTATTGGATACAGGTTCGAGGTGGACGTTAAATTGCTTATAAGCACGTGAGGTGTAATATGGTCAATTGTATTTTGTCTTTTTTCCTGAGGATGTTCAACGATATCGGCCAGATGGGGGAGGATAATGGCGCATTCGTACCCCAAGCGGCGGGGCGACAGGACAAGATGCTGCGGCGCGATAGGAAATACCCGAATAATGATCAAGAGCTAAATCCGACACATCCAGATAGATACGATTCGAGCGAGTGAGGTGACGCATGGCAGGAGTTAAGGCACTACGACGGATACAGTTCGGCAAAGAGAGCGTGGCGGGAACAGCCGTTGCGGCTACGGTGATGTATCGAGCAAGCGGCGCGACCATCCAGGACAACCGGGAAGTCGTCTTCGTCGAGGAAGACGTTGGGGTTTTAACTGGCATGGATAGGACGTATATCTCTAGATACGGGGCGGAAATTGCGTTCGATCCGTCGCCAGCGACCTTCGAGCAGTTCCCCTACTGGCTGCAAGCGTCTATCAAGGACGTGACACCTACTACCGATACCGGGAGTGGATATATCTACACCTACGATATTAATGAGAGCTCGACAACTGACACCCTGGCCACTTATACCATCGAGACCGGCGACGACCAAGAAGCAGAGGAGATGGAGTACAGCTATGTCAGATCATTCGAGCTTTCGGGGGTTGCGCGGGAGGCATGGAACGTTTCCGGCACCTGGGGCGGGCGGCAATGCTCAACCAGTACATTCACGAGCCTGAGTCTCAACACCGTTGAGGAGATGCTATTCTCGAAAACCAAATTATATATCGACGGTGCAGCGTCGACCGATACAGTCGGTACGACGCTCAAGAGCAATACACTGCTCGAAGCAACGTTGACCTACAATTCTGGATTAATGGAGGTAGATGCCGCCGACGGGGTATTGTATTTCAGCTTCGTTAAGCGTACCCAGCCCGAATGCCTCCTATCCCTGACTTTCGAGCATGACGGCAGCTCGACGGCGGAGAAAGATGCCTGGCGAGCACAAACGGCTCGCCAAATACAACTGCTCATCCAGGGCAGCAACTTGACGACCGGCGGAGCTTACACGGTCAAAACGTGCAAGATCAACCTGGTTGGCAAGTGGGAGAGCTTCACGAAACTGGAGGAGCGGAACGGAAACGATATTGTCACGGGCGTTTTCCGCATGCGCTACAATCTGACTAAGGACATGTCAGGCCAATTCATCGTAGTCAATGAGCTTTCGGCACTGGCATGATTGCGATAGATTGGGTGCGGTATATTGACGAGACAAGCGTCAAGGATCACCTCAAGATCGAGGATGGCACGCAACCGTTTTCATGGCTGGTCGATCACTTCGCTCGATACCTGCTGGATGATAACGGGCGAGCAGTCGAATTTGAGGCTGCTAAAGAGATAATTTTAAGCCTCTCGCTGGCAAATTTCCGCGAATTGCGCTCATTCGGGAGGTTAACGGATGTCGTTATCCCTTTTCCGACCGAGACACACTGATCGTCTACTACAGACGCGGAGGTGGAAAAATCCCCATTTGGGCGGCAATCCTGGAAGAGGCCTTTCAATTTGCCACGCCGCCTTGGGAGTTTGCGGGTGGATCACCGCTGCTATGGCACTTGCGCTGGTGTGAGTTGCAACGGATTAGATATAATGTGACGAGGGCTAATCATGGGAGATGAGACTCTGCAGGTCATAATCAAGGCTACTGACCAGGCCAGTGCAGCCCTCAAGTCAGTTGCTGGGTCAGTCGAAAAATTGGCCACTGCCAACCAAAAGGCAAATCCGCTGACGAAATTGTTTGGCGGCAGCCTCGGCGGGGTTGCAAAATCTGCGATTGGCACAATCGCCCCAATGGCGGGCGTCGCGGCTGCGGTTGGCATGGCAACATCGCTGGTCAAAAACTCAATTAGCGATTGGGTGGACTACAACCAGGAGATACGCAAGCTAAGTATTGCAACCGGCGCTGCGCCAGAGGATTTATCCCGGATGATGCAAGCGGCTGATGACCTCGGGGTCAGCATGGACAGCTTGCAAACCGCGTTTCGGCTCGCTGCGAAAAACGGCATACAACCTACCATTGGCAATATTGCTAATCTATCTAATAAGCTGATTGCGATCAAAGACCCGACCGAGCGAGCAAAAGAGGCGAGTAAATTATTTGGCAGGCAGTGGGCGGAGATAGCGCCGTTCATCTTGGCAGGTGGAGACGCAATCCGAGCTGGAACTGAGGCGATAGCCGACAATCTAGTCGTGACCGAGGACAGCATCGCCACGACCGAGGAATACCGGATTATGATGGATGATCTCAGTGATACGTTCACCGGGATCAAAAACGACATTGCAATGGCGGTCATCCCGGCAATCAACGACCTCGGCAAGGCAATCAACGGGGCAACAGACCTGCAAGCGCTGTGGAATGAGGCAATCATGCTCGGTGCAATGACAAGCGCTGAAGCAAATGACGAATTTGTTAAGGTTACCTTCACTAATTACGATATGGCCGATGCGGTGGAGTTTGCGACCAAGCGGATTAACGAGCAGAGGCGACTATTCCCGGAGGCAGCAGACGAGGGCGCTCGTTTTGGAGACGCGCTAAAAACCGAAGTTGCCCCCGCGCTAGAGGAAGTCGCCCAGGAGACCCAGACCGCTAATGACCTGATGCGGAGGTATAGCGATACACTGCTATATAATATCGCGAGTGCTAATCTTGATGCCGATGCACAGGTCGAGCTGGCGCGCAAAATGGGATTGATCGATCCGGCAACAGAAGAAGCATATAGAGCGATTGAAAATCTCAATATGATCTATGATATTAATCGAGATGGAGCGATCGACGCGGGGGAGGCGACGCACGGATATATGATGTCAGTCCTTGGATTGAAACGAGCCATAGAGGGACTAAAAGACAAAAGAGTCACGGTGTACTATGATCTCGTTGTGCGCGGCACAGAACCGGGGAAGGGAAGGCAACACGGCGGGCCAGTCCTCGCCGGGCAATCCTACCTGGTAGGAGAGCGCGGCCCGGAAATGTTCGTCCCGGAGCAATCCGGAATGATCTTGCCCAACCGAGAGACAAGGCAAATAACTAATAATTGGAGCTTGACAATCAACGAGGCAGGGCAACGCGGGAATGTGCGCGCCGATTTTGCCTTGCTGCGAGCACTCGCTGGAGGCTAATCAATGGGCTATTGGTCTATTGTCCTGCCAGATGAAACGCAAAATTATATCTCCAATCCATCTATTGAGATAGATACTAGCGGCTGGTCGGCCATTGCCGGGGCAATTACGCGGTCGGACACCGACGCGATGTATGGTATCTATTGCCTGGCAGTTACTCCGACCAGTTCGAGCGATGACGGCGCGTATTTTGGCGAGGTCACACTTGACGGCGGCGACGATTACACATTCAGCGCCTATATTAGGGGTGCGGCGGGAGTGCCGTACAAGATGTATTTCGCCTCCACCTCTGGGTCCGCAGTTGGCACGCCGGCGACATTTACCGCCACTGGAGTATGGGAGCGACAAGAGGTCTCGTACAACAGCACTGGGTCAACAGATTTTCGCGTCTACGTGACCAAAAATGATAGCGCAAGCTCAGCAACTTACTATATCGATGCAGCGCAGGTAGAGGAGCATGCCTATTCGACTACCTATTGCGACGGCAATCAGCCTGGTTGCTATTGGCTATTAGGCGAGCATGCAAGCATGAGCCGCAGAGATGGACAATCGAGAGCAGGCGGGAGAGAATACAATCTCGATACGTACAATTTTTACATTGTCGACCTTGACGGCACCGGGATGGCGCCTATTGAGAATTTCGAGCAGAGCCGCTCTCTCCTACTGGGCTCAATATATGATGGATATAGAGTATTACCACGCAATTTCGCGTTAATTGGGGATGTAATAGGCTCATCCCGTCCAGATTTGCACCTGCAGCGAAAAAATCTAATCAACGCAATACGCCCAGACCTGACAAGTACACCCCAGCCATTTATCCTACGCTACAGGGGCAGCAATTTGGCCAATCCAGTGGAAATTTCGGCGGTCTACGCCGGCGGTCTGGAAATGTCAACCCTGGATGGGTTCACCGAGAGGGTCGCCATCAGGCTGACAGCCTATGACCCATATTGGTACGAGATTGGATCGAGGGGCGCCAGCCTCACGTCGATCAAAAGCACAACGGACGCTAATTATATTATCGTGCGCGAAGACGATGACTGGGGTGGGGTGAAAACCGGCTTCAATGGCACAGTTCACAGTTTAGTGTTCGACAGCAAGGGCAATTTGTACGCCGGCGGAGCATTCACACTTCAGGGCGCAACGACGGTGAATTATGTCGCCAAATATAACGGCTCGGTTTGGTCGACAATGGCCAATTCCGGCGCATCATCAGACGTGGGCATGAACGGCGCAGTCAATGAGCTCTTAGTCGACGCCGACGATAATGTTTACGCGACCGGCGCTTTCACCGCCGCCGGGGGTGTGGCAGCCAGTTACATTGCGAAATGGAACGGTTCTGCTTGGGAGGCGTTAGGGGCTGGGCTCAATTTAGACGGCAACGGTCTTGCGATTGGATTAGACGGTGCAATCTATGCAGTTGGCGCATTCACCACTGCCGGAGGTTCGGCGGCTAATCGAGTTGCCAAGTGGAGCGGCGGGGCTTGGAGCGCGATCGATAGTACATCGCTCAACAATACTGCCTACGGCTGCGTTGTCGGATTGGATGGGTATCTGTATGTATGCGGCTCGTTCACGACCGCCGGTGGAAATACCGTCAATCGAATTAGCTATTGGAATGGTACAGATTGGCAGGTGATGGGGCCGAACGCCAGCCCGGGGCTAAATGGGCTGGCTAATAAGCTGAGTGTCGCGCCGAACGGCTATATCTACGTTACCGGTCAATTCACGACCGCCGGCGGGGAGAGTTCTCCATATATTGCCAGATGGAATGGCACAGCCTGGCGCGCAATACCAGGTCTGACTGGAGGAACTCAGGCATGGGCGATGTTCTGGAGCGGTAACACACTCTGGGTAGGCGGGAATTTCACCAGTGTATCTGGAGATGATGTCGCGTCGAGCCTGGTAACACTCTCCAATGCCGGAGGCGGGCGCGGATCATGGACACATGTCGATGTCGACTTGCCCGGCTCTGCTAATGTCTACGCAATCGCCGGTAAAAAGACATATTATGACGATATTCTCTATGTCGGTTTTGACACCTCTGGCACCGCGACTAGCGGATACAGCAACAACGTAACTAATAACTCAAGCACGGTTAAGACATACCCCAAGTTCAAGGTATCTGCGACGTTGGCCAGCACCGATACTGCCACATTGGAATATATTCGCAATAGCACGACCGGAAAGACAATTGCTCTTAATCGCGATCTCCAAAACGGTGAAACAATCACCCTGGATTTGACGCCCGGCGCGCAGGATTTGCGTAGTTCTGCGTTCGGCAGTCTGTGGCAAACGCTATCTCGTAATTCTGACTTTGCACAATGGTATCTGCTCCCTGGGGATAATTCAATCAGGGTGTACGTATCGTATACCGGCGCGCCGACGATCACCACGCAGATCGAGTGGCGGAATGCTCATTGGTCGATGGATGGAGTATCCACAGGCTGATATGGCTGACTGGCAAATATGGATTAGCAGTGCATCGGGCGAGCTGAGGACGATTGTTCAGGATGTTAGCTGGTTTTCCGTTTCGAGGATTGCCAATCATCCAGGAGCATTCGGTATCGGGTTGCCGGGGGATTTTGACCGCGCGTATCTGGCAATCGATAATATCTTCGAGTTTTGGCGCAATGGGGAGCTATTCCGCCCTTATTTTGTCCGGCAAGTGATCTACCGTGAAGAAGAAGCTGTCGACGTCGTTAATGTATATGGCTCTGATCCGCTTGACCTGCTCAGGCGACGGATTATCGCCTATTACGCAGGCTCAGCCCAAGCCCAGAAAACCGCCTCAGCAGATGACATGATCAAGGCAATCATCCGTGAAAATCTTGGCGCAAGTGCAGGAACTGGACGCGACTTATCGAGCTACATTACAGTTGATGGAGATTATTCTCTTGCTCCGTCGATCACAAAATCGTTTAGCTGGTCGAACCTGCTAGACATATGCCAATCAATTTGTGAGGCGAGCAGGGAGAATGGCACGGAATTGTATTTCGACCTTGAGCCATATTACTCGAACAATAATGTTAGATATTGGTTCAAGACAGCGGTCAACCAACCGGGCAGCGACCGCACAGAATATGTTATGCTGGGTAAGGATTTTGGTAACATCGAAGACAACCTGCTCGAAATGGATTATTCGGACGAGATCAATTACGTGTACGCCGGCGGCCAGGGCGAGGGCGCAGACCGTGAAATTGTAGAGGTATCCGATACAGAGCGCATCGAGATAAGCGTTTTCAACCGGCGCGAGGGCTTCGCGGACGCGCGCAACGAGTCAACGACCGATGGGATTAGAGCTGCGGGCGAGGCTATGCTTGAGGAGTACCGCCCAGGGATACGCTACGCGGGCAGGATTACTGGTGGATACGGTGATCGGTGGGATTTTGGCGACAAGGTATCGATTGGCTATGCCGGATATAGATTTGACGCGGTAATTAAGACGATTATGATCAACGTAGATGCGACCGGCCAAGAGACGGTTGAGGCGCGTGTCGAGGGCGAGCTTAGTGACCTGGAGATGGCCTGATGTACGAGGAGATAGCCACGCGACTGATCAAACTGGAGAGGCGGGTTCGCGATTTGGAGACACGCGAGCGGCCAAAGCAATTATATTCTGCTGCCTCGGTCAATCTCGTAGCGGGCACATCTACGGATACAGTTGCCGACCTGCAAACCCTACTAGACGGTGCAGAGTATCACATTAACGAGGTGGCAGCCACTCCTGGAATTAATCTGGAGGTGGCCTACTCATCCGTGGTTGTTTTTAATTTTGTCTTGGTACGGGCATATTATAGCGGGGCGTCAACCCATGCAGTCAGAATACAGTTATACAATTATTCGAGCTCGGATTATGACACAATCAATATAATTAATACTGGGATAGATCACCAACAGGTTTTGTCATTTGTTCCTGCAATAACTAACTATATCTCCTCTGGTGCTGCAACAATCAGGTTCTACCATGCGGAGGCTGGGAACGCCGCCCATGATCTATATATAGATTATGCCGCGCTGATGATGATTTAACCGCCCCACAGGACGACTTGTGGTGAAACAATAGTGGCGCTGGCTGTGCCAAAATGGCCTATTTTTTGGTTTTTAGTCCCCCATATATGGGGGGTCATGCCCGTTTTTGGGCATTTTGTCCATATATGGGGGTATGTTTCATTTAATTAATAGGTATATTGATATGCCTATACCCGTTTTAACTCAACCTGGTGCGTCCTGTGGGCACGTTTTTACCCCCATATATGGGGGTTGAGGCCTGATTTATGGGCTTACCCCCCATATATACGGTTTTCGAATTTTTTAACAATTGCCCTGATATGCCCAAAATTGGTCACTTTTTTTCATTCTCGCGTGCTCGGCCGCCGGCCAAAAGCCGGATCGGGCACATCGTCATCGTCAATAAATTCGGCAGTGGCAATCCAATAGATTATGATCCCGGCCATTGCTAAAATGGTTGCTATGCACAGGCCGACCATAAGCAAAACAGTTTGTACGTCCATTCCAAACTCAATTCAGGTCGAGCAAGTCATTGCAGTTGTGCAACTCCCTGGCCAGCTTGTAGATCAGCACCGCGAACGCCAGGTTGACTATCAAACTCATGCAGAGCAGAGCAAGTAGCATTGTGATCATGGGTTGCTTTCCTTTCTTCAATTCCTACTGTTCATCGTCATCGGCGGGCGCATCAGCCCTGTCAGGTGCGGGCGGCGTTGGACGTGCTATTTCCTTC